ATTACTGCTATTGCTGGAGAGTCTTCTACTGGAAAGACTTTTTTCTCTCTCGCTGTGGTTAAGAACTTTCTTGATACTCATCCCGATGGTTACTGTCTCTACTTTGACACTGAGGCTGCTATTAATAAGGGACTTTTAGAATCAAGAGGTATTGACCTTTCTAGACTTGTTGTGGTTAATGTTGTAACCATTGAAGAGTTTCGTAGTAAAGCACTCAAGGCAGTGGATATTTACTTAAAAAAACCTGTAGATGAACGCAAACCTTGTATGTTTGTGTTAGACTCTTTAGGTATGCTTTCAACCGAAAAGGAAATTACTGACGCACTGAACGACAAACAAGTTCGTGATATGACCAAATCACAACTTGTTAAAGGTGCTTTCCGTATGCTCACTCTGAAGTTGGGGCAGGCAAACATTCCTATGATTGTAACTAACCACACCTACGATGTTATTGGCGCTTACGTTCCTACAAAAGAAATGGGTGGTGGTAGTGGTCTTAAGTATGCCGCTTCTACTATCATCTATCTCAGCAAGTCAAAAGAGAAAGATGGAAAAGAAGTTATTGGAAACATTATCAAAGCAAAGACTGCTAAGTCTCGTTTGAGTAAGGAGAACCAGCAAGTTGAAATCCGTCTATTTTATGATGAGCGCGGTCTTGATCGCTATTATGGTCTTCTGGAACTCGGGGAACTCGCTGGACTCTGGAAGAATGTCGCGGGACGTTATGAAATGGATGGTAAGAAAATTTACGCAAAGGAAATCTTAAAGAATCCTGATCAGTATTTTACCGAAGAAGTAATGCAGCAACTTGATGCTGCCGCGAAACAACAATTCTCTTATGGAACGAATTGAGACAACTATTCTCAGAAATTTAGTATTTAATGAAGATTACTCACGAAAAGTTATACCTTTTATACAACCAGATTATTTTGAGCAAAAGGCGGAGAAGGTCATTTTTGAAGAGATTGTCCAGTTCATTGTTAAGTATGGTTCTGCAATTACCGTTGAAGCACTTAATATTGAGGTAGAGAATCGTACAGATTTAACCGAAGATCAAGTAAAAGATATTAGAGGCATTAATAGTTCTTTAAATGATTCTCCTGTAGACAAGCAGTGGTTACTTGATACCACTGAAAAGTGGTGTCGGGACAGAGCAATTTATCTTGCTTTGATGGAGTCAATTCATATTGCTGATGGTAATGATGGGAAGAAAAATCGTGACGCGATTCCAAGCATTCTTTCTGATGCTCTAGCAGTATCGTTTGATAATAATATCGGACACGATTATCTTCAGAACTATGAGGAGCGTTATGAATTTTACCACCGTAAAGAAGATAAAATCGAGTTTGACCTGGAATATTTCAACAAAATCACTAAAGGTGGTTTACCTAACAAGACTCTCAATATTGCTCTCGCTGGAACGGGTGTTGGGAAATCACTGTTCATGTGTCATGTGGCTAGCGCCGCCTTGCTACAGGGTAGGAATGTACTCTATATCACTCTTGAAATGGCGGAAGAGCGAATTGCAGAAAGAATTGACGCAAACCTTCTCAATGTCCCGATTCAACAACTGGTTGATTTACCGCGCCAAATGTTTGAAACGAAAGTAAATAGTATTGCGAAGAAGACACAAGGTTCTTTAGTCATCAAAGAGTATCCGACTGCTTCCGCACATTCAGGACACTTTAAGGCACTTCTCAATGAACTTGCTCTTAAGAAATCATTTAGACCTGATATTATTTTCATTGATTACCTTAATATTTGTGCTTCCTCTAGGCATAAGGCAAACAGTTCTGTTAATTCATATTCATATATTAAAGCAATTGCTGAAGAACTTAGGGGGCTCGCCGTCGAGTTTAATGTCCCAATTGTCTCCGCTACTCAGACCACTCGTTCAGGTTTTGGTAGTTCTGATGTTGAACTTACTGATACTAGCGAGTCCTTTGGTCTCCCTGCTACTGCTGATCTTATGTTTGCCCTTATTAGCACTGAAGAGTTGGAGGCACTTGGGCAGATTATGGTGAAGCAATTGAAGAACAGATACAATGACCCTACTATCTACAAGCGTTTCATTGTAGGTATTGACCGTGCTAAAATGCGTCTTTATGACTGTGAGCAAACTGCTCAAAAGGATATACTTGACTCTGGACAAGATGACGAGTATAATGATGAAGACAAGAAACCTAAAAAGTCGTTTGAAGGATTTAAATTTTAATGGAAACTGCTAGACACGTTAATTTTGATAAGTATGCTGAGTTTGTGGATGCTGTAACTTCTGATGCGTCCAAAGACTTCCTTTCCCTTTCTGATCGTCTTGTCGCACTGGATGAGAAGGGTGCTAATATTGAACGCTTGCTGACTGCTGCTGTTGGTATCAATGCCGAAGGTGGTGAGTTTATGGAAATCGTCAAGAAAATGATCTTCCAAGGCAAACCATTTAATGAAGACAATCGTGAGCACATGATCATTGAACTTGGTGATATTATGTGGTATGTTGCCCAAGCTTGTATGGCTCTTGAAGTGACCCTTGATGATGTGGTTGCTCGTAATGTACAAAAACTTCTCAAGCGTTATCCTGAGGGTGCGTTTGATGTTTATTTCTCCGAAAACCGTGCTGCTGACGACCGATGACTAAGGAAAAAAAAGTAACACTCAAAGTTGATGTTCGTACTGCTGCTGTAGTTCGTCAAGTGCTCTTTGAAGCACAAAGGGGATATAGTCTTGAGTATACTCCAGAGCGTATCGTTGATATTCGTTCAGTCATTCAAGATCTTGACGATAATATTGGATCTGTTTTAGGAGTATAATGAAAGTCCATAAGTTTGCACCAGTAACTGTATTTGAAACTGAAATTCCTGGATATAAAAATCTGTTAAAAGATTTACATCAGGGTCATTCGTTTGATGATGAAACTGGACTGATTACTGGTGAACTTAATGGAAAAGTTCTGGTCCATAAAGATCCTGCTTTTTCTTCATTCTTCAAAAAAGTTAAAGAAAAAGTTAAAGATTATCTAAATGTTTTTGACTTTCAACACGAACTATATGATCTGAATATTGTCAAGAGTTGGTATACTGTCTGTGGTACTCAATTTAATGTTCCCAAACATTATCACTCTTGTTCTCATATTAGTTTTGTATATTACATTGATGTAAGAGAGAATGATCCTCTTTTGTTCTCTATTGAAAATAAAAATGAATGGTTTGGTGACGCATTTTATTTTGTGAACAATCGTCACGAACTTAATGGATTGAATTATGCGGTTCAACCAAAGAACGAAAGTCTTTTAATTTTTCCTGGAAGTCTGAGACATTTTACAGCAGCACAAAGAAATTATAAACGAATGTCAATTGCTGGTGATGTTCTCTTGACATTGAAAGAAAATATGTTAGACTTTGAATCTGGATTACTTCCAAATAAATATTGGAATTGATTTGGGGAATTAGCTCAGATGGTAGAGCGCCTGCTTTGCAAGCAGGATGTCAGCGGTTCAAGTCCGCTATTCTCCATCTGCTCAAGTGGCGGAATGGTATACGCAGCAGACTTAGAATCTGCCGTCGCAAGACTTGGAGGTTCAAGTCCTCTCTTGAGCATTTCTAAATAGAATATAAGGTAATAGATCTAAAGTAGAAATGATAGAACCAAAATCCTTTAAAGATTTGATGATGATTTTGGAAGAAAAGAAGGGTCGTGGTGGTCCTGACTATAACTATGAAGTTGCTCTTGTCAATCTTTATAATCACCTAATCAAAGGTAATGATAAAGGTAATGTTAGGGGTAAATTATTGCGTGGTGCGGTAAGTCGTGGAGATATGGACACCGTAACCGACATTCTTTCTGATGAATTAAATAAAGCAAAAACTGATCCAAAGCATCCACTTCATTTTGATAATGCTGACAATGAAGGATTTACTGGAAAAGCAGGAAAGACAGAAGAGCATAAAGACGCATATTATAAGGCACTTGAAGATCAGGCATATACTTTTCTGAATGATTCTCAAAGTAGAACTGGTAAGAATCTCATATCTCAAGGATATACTGTAAAGAGACAAGGTGCTGAACAGGCTCCATTATCTAAGACGGGACAGAAGGCTTACGGTAAAAAAACTGATACTTCTAAACCAGACATTGTATTCCAGCATCCAACAAGACCTGAAAGAGTCAATTATGTAAGTTTGAAGAAAGCATCAGGTGCTGTTTCGGCATCTTCAGGAGCAGAGGAGACCGCAGGAAACTATACAGTGGGAATGAAGGCAGCGTTAAACCTTGCTCTCAAAAGTGGAAAAATCACAAAAGATCAGAAGACTGAATTTGAAAAACAGGCGGGAGAAAAAATTACTCAACTTCGTGATGTGATGTCTAGTAGTAAGGGAATGGGTAAGGAGCAACAAAAAGATCTTCTTCCCAAGATAAACAATATTCGTAGTGAAATTGAAAGGATGGTTCCTGGAACTGAAAGAGAAACAGGAAAAGAACAGTTAAGTGGTAAGGGTAAATATAAGCAAGGAGTTCAGAGCTTCTTGTCTACTGGTCGTGGTGGTGGTAGAAGACAAAAACCAGAGGAAGTTTCTGGAACTTATCAGAGAGCAAGACTTGGTAAAGGGACTACTAAGACAGCAGCAGGTCCTGTTCAGAGACCAGTAACAATGACTGGTGATATTAAGAAACCTGTGACTGGTCAACCATCATCGTTCAGTCAGCAAGAACCAACACAACAGTCTCTACAGCGTAGGGAACAAATACCTCAATTGGCACAAGGTATAGCAGCAAGAAGAGGTATTGAAGTTCCGAAGGGAGTAAGGTTACAGCACATTGGAAACTACGTTAGAAATCAAGATGCTCAACAAGCAAGACTTCAGCAGATTCAAAGAACTCAACCTGCTCCACAGCAACCACAAACTAGAGAACCATCTAGACCAGAACCTCAGACGCAACCACAGCAGCAACAACCAGCACAAACTCAACCAAAGAGAAAACCTCAGGGTCAACAACCTCAGATGTGAAAATAAATATCTAAAAGGACATACAACAGATGGCACTTCCTGCGGCGGAAATAATTAACGAAACGATGTGGGTTGTTTACTATGCCATCTCAAAAAAATCTTCAAAATTTGTCGTGAATGGTATAGAAGTAAACGAAACTTTTTGGGTAAATGCATTTTCATCTAAAGATAAATTAGCAGGATCTTTAAAAACTTTAGGTATTTCATCTGATCTTGTTAAGTTATCTTATGAGGTTAAAAACATTGATTCAAAGATGACTGAAAAAGATGCCACAACTTATTTTGTAAAGAATAAGTGGCACGAAGCATTAAAGTCTCAGGTATCAAAGTTCATCTCTAATCCTAAATTTTCTTTTATATCTGGACTTAAAATTATAAGACAATCTGATTTTT